GGCACCGACGTGTTGTTGTCGCCTTTCGTGCCAACTGGCGGCGGCACAACTGGCGGCGGCACAACTGGCGGCGGCACAACTGGCGGCGGCACAACTGGCGGCGGCACAACAGCAGAAACCCCTGTTGCAGACGCCACACCGGATGACACCCCTGTTTACACAGAACCACCACCGGATTCGGGACCCGGACCCGGACCGGGTAATACTGGAGGTGGCACAACTGGCGGCACTACAACTGGAGGTGGCACAACGGGAGGTGGCACAACGGGAGGTGGCACAACGGGAGGTGGCACAACTGGCGGCGGTACAACCACTACAACGGGCCCGGTTTATTTATCACCTGTTGACACCCCGCCGGTTCAAGCAGGTCCTACCGCTGCTGAAGTTCTTGCAGCAGAACAAGCCGCAGCAGACGCGCTTGCAGCACAAGAAGCAGAAGAACTACGAATTGCACAAGAAGAAGCGGACCGTGTTGCAGCAGAACAAGAAGCTATTCGAATAGCAAACGAGCAAGCCGCCGCAGAACTACTTGCCCAGCAAGAAGCTGCTCGTATTGCTCAAGAACAGGCTGCAGCAGAGGAAGCACAAAGACTTGCCGCAGAAACGTTAGCCGCTCAACAAGCAGCAGAAGAGGCAGAGCGTATCCGCTTGGCAGAAGAAGAGGCTCAGCGAATCGCAGCAGAGCAAGCTGCCGCCGACGCGTTCGCCGCACAAGCTCTTGCAGACGAGCAAGCCGCTCTAGAAGCTCTTGCGGTCAGACAAGCCGCAGAAGAAGCTGCGGCCCTTGCAGCAGAGCAAGAAGCCCTTGCAGCAGCCGAAGCAGAGCGTATCGCTGCGGCAAAATTAGCGTCCGAACAACTAGCGGCCCAGCAGGCGGCTCAGTTACTGGCGGATCAAGAAGCAGCCGCTCAACTTCAAGCCGCTGAACAACTAGCAGCCCAACAGGAAGCCGATCGTCTAGCAATGGAAGCGCAACTTGCGGCTACTCCTGACCCCGATCCGATCTATGACGCACCGACGCAAGGTGAACTTTTACAGGCTGCTGAAACAGCACAAGCTGCTACAGGAGACTTATTTACAACACCGTCTCAAACCGGCACAGCGATTGACCGCAGCATGTATGGACAGGTTGTTGACCCCGTCACTACCACGACCACGACGGCAGATCCGGTAACCACGACGGCACAACAAGATCCGATGCAGCAAGACCAAACGCCTGCGGTGATCACAGAAGCAAGCGACGGCACGCTACATCCCACGCCCGCTGCTGCCGCTGCGTACGAACAACAACTTGCTGCCAAGCAACAAGCACAACAACGAGCGCAAGAAAGTGCCCAGAACTTTGCAGGCATACAATCGTTGCTACGAAAGGTCGATCTCGATGTGGGGGACACAATATCTTCGTACACTAGCGGATACCCCAGCAGTCAAGGGATGGAAATCCAGCGCACTTACATGCCGTTTGAGGGCACAGAAGAAGAGCGTGCAACGGGATACGTGATGCCCGTTTATAAGCCGGTAGCCCAACAATCAATGCCGTCGTTGTTCAGAACGCGCACCGTCAGTGACGTAAATACCGACGCGTTTACCGCAGGGTCAGCAGCACCGGGACCAGACTCAGGCGTGATTAACACGGGTACTCAAAGCACGGCCCCCGGCACATTTGGACTAGAACCTACGCAAATGTATCGATGTGGTAACGGTTACACGTTGCAGTTTGTAAATGGCAAACCCGTTTGTGTACGAACTGGTGGCGGCGGTCCGGGTAAGCCACCCCGTAAAGATCCCGAGATTGTTGACATAGCGAATCCGGGTGGTATGCGATACGGTGGTGATGTAGGCTTGAATCGCGGCATTGGTAGCTTTGGAGCTTAAATATGGCAAATGGTGACACACCTCCTGTTTCTTTGATGGATCGTCAAGGCATGGACCTTGACCTAGAGGACGTGCAGGCGGTGGAAGTCGAGGCGTTGCCCGGCGACATAGCGGCACGTGTAGAGATAGAAGGGGTCGAAATCGTTCAAGAAGACGATGGCGGCGCTACTTTAGACTTTGACCCGTTTCGTAACCGAGATCGTGAGGACGACTTTTACGACAACCTTGCAGAGTTTTTACCTGATTCGGTGCTTTCCCAAGTTTCCAACGAACTTATGGACCAATACAGCGCGAACCGTGCGTCGCGACAGGATTGGGAAGACGCGTACTCCAAGGGCCTTGAGCTTTTGGGTTTCAACTACGAAGAGCGCACAGAGCCTTTCCGGGGCGCTACGGGTGTAACACACCCACTTTTGGCAGAAGCAGCGGTCCAGTTTCAAGCGCAAGCGTTCAACGAGCTATTGCCAGCGAGCGGTCCTGTACGAACCACGGTCCTTGGCTCACAGACCACGGACAAGATGGATCAGGCCAAGCGTGTTCAAGACTTTATGAATTACTACATCACTAATGTGATGGAGGAATACACGCCTGAGTTCGACCAAATGCTGTTTTATTTGCCCTTGGCAGGCTCAACATTCAAAAAAGTGTACTTTGACGACGCTTTGGGCCGTCCGGTTTGCAAATTTATACCGGCGGAACACCTTATCGTCCCGTACGAAAGCAATGATCTGGAAACTTGCCCGAACATAACGCACATTGTGCGTATGTCATTGAACGATTTGCGTAAACAGCAAGTCAGTGGCTTCTATCGAGACATCAAGGTACTGCCTTCGCAGCCTGATTCGACCAGTGTAAGCGACGAAATTGACTACATTGACGGTACAAGGGCTTCTAGCGTCGACTATGACTGCACGTTATTGGAATGCCACGTCGATTTAGACCTCGAAGGCTACGAAGACACAGACGAAGACGGCGAAATGACCGGTATTAAGGTCCCTTACGTCGTTACGATCAGTGAAGACAACGGAAAAGTGTTGGCTATTCGACGAAATTATCGCGAAGACGACCCTTTGACGGCAAAAATCCAGTATTTCGTTCACTACAAGTTCCTTCCGGGCTTTGGTTTTTACGGAATGGGCTTGATTCACACGATTGGCGGTCTTTCTAGGACTGCAACGGCAGCTTTACGTCAATTAATCGACGCGGGCACCCTTTCGAACCTGCCTGCAGGCTTTAAAGCGCGTGGTTTACGGATCAGAGACGACGATGACCCCTTACAACCCGGAGAATTCAGAGATGTAGACGCTCCGGGAGGCGTTATACGCGATAGTTTGATGCCGTTGCCGTTCAAAGGGCCGGATGGCACGTTATTCCAGCTTCTGGGCTTTGTAGTCAGCGCGGCTCAACGTTTTGCGACGATTACCGATATGAAAGTAGGTGATGGCAATCAATCGGCGGCAGTTGGCACGACGATTGCTATGATTGAGCAAGGCGGTCGTGTTATGAGCGCCATACATAAGCGCCTACATTATGCTATGAAAGTAGAGTTTCGCATTTTGGCGCGTGTAATGAACGAAAGCCTGCCAGATGTGTACCCGTACGCCGTTGCTGGGGCGGATCAGGCGGTAAAATCTAAGGATTTTGATGAACGTGTAGATGTATTGCCGGTTTCTGACCCGAATATCTTTTCGCAAAGTCAGCGCATTGCTTTGGCTCAGACGGAGCTACAAATGGCTATGCAGGCGCCCCAGATCCACAATATGCCGCAGGTATATCGTCGAGTTTACGACGCTATGGGTGTCAGAAATGTAGATCAGATCTTAAACGCCGAAGTCTCTGACGAGGTTCGCCCGAAAGACCCTGCGCAGGAAAACATGGACGCCCTCGAGAACGTGCCTTTAGAGGCTTTTAAGGGTCAAGATCACATGGCGCACATACAGGCCCACTTGTTGTTTGTAACCGGCGGTGTGGCCGCTACGTTGCCGCAGGTGGTGCTTACCATCCAGAAGCACATCTTGAACCACATCCAGTTGATGGCGGAAGAGCAAGCGGAGGCTGCTTTTGCACAGCAGAACCCGAATGTCGCGATTGCAGATCCTGCCAACAACGCGCCGTTCCAAGCGATGGTGGCGCAGTTTGTAGCACAAGGCATGCAACAAGTAGTCGCTCTAGGTCAGCAAATTCAGCAGGCTGGACAGCCTCAAGAGCAGCAAGGACCCGATCCGTTGATTGCTCTGAAGGAACAAGAACTGCAACTCAAGGCGCAGCAAGAGCAAAACGACGTTGCAGAAGAGCAAGCCAAGCTCCAATTGGAGCGAGAAAAACTTGCGCAACGCGAAGCAAACTTCCAGCAAAGGCTGGCAAGTCAGGAATCTCAGACTCAAGCACGTATTCAAGCCGGTATTGAGCGAGAACTTTTGAAACAAAGAGGTGACGCATGACAACAGTCAAAGTAAACGGCGTTAAGCCAAAAGAGCCGCCCAAGCCCGTTGCAAAAGCGGAAATCCAAGGTCAGGGCAGCATTCCTTATGCAGTTGCAAAGGAAGAAGCCACCCCGAACACGATGACAGCAAAAATTACACGCGGTAAAAAACGTGGAATGGGCGCTGCTTTGCGTGGTGGGGACTTTACAATCGCCTAAAACGCGATAGTATCGGAGTTGCTCGGATAATAAACGACGAGGAAACTCATTGAACGATCTAGATGTCGTACAGTTTGTACAAAAAACATTAAAAGGTCGCAAAGCCCAAATTCAGGAACTCATGTCTGAAGGCGGGATTAAAGATATGGAACATTACAGAGAATGCATGGGTGAAATTAGAGCGTGCGATTACGTTTTGGTTGAACTCTCTGAAATGCTTGAAAAACAGGAACAAAGAGATGCCTGATACGAATGAAGCACTGGATGTGTCCGGTTGCTACGTCGCAGATGAAAACCGGGTTTTAGACCCGTCCTTAGTAGACAAAGAGCTTATCGAACGATTGCCGCAGCCAACCGGCTGGCGCATTTTGATTATGCCTTTCCGCCCACCTGAAAAAAGCGACGGCGGTATTTTACTTGCCCCCAAAACTCTAGAAGAGGACGTAATACAGACGCAGGTCGGTTACGTGCTCAAAGCTGGCCCCCTTGCTTACAAAGATAAAGAACGTTATCCGACAGGCGAGTGGTGCAAAGAAGGCGATTGGGTGATTTTTGCCCGATACGCTGGTTCTAGGTTTCGTTTGAATGGCGATAAGAAAGCTGCTTTTGGTAGCGAAGTTCGCATGCTAAATGACGACGAAATCTTAGGAACAATTCTAGATCCGAAAGATATCTATCACGGTTAGGGGATAACACATGGCAGAGTCAAGACCCGCCCATGAAGCGGATGATGGTCAAATCGACCTCGAATTCACAGAAGACGCGCAAGAGATTGTTTTAGATGAGCCGGAAACGGTTGCAGAAAGCACGCCGGAAGCTGATGTAAGTGAAGAGTCGTCGGAAGACGAACACGAACAATACGGTAAGTCCGTACAAAAGCGCATCAATCAGCTTACCAAAAGAGCACGTGAGGCCGAACGCGAACGCGAAGAAGCCGTCAAATACGCTCAAGCCGTTCAACAAGAAAACAGCAGTGTCAAACAACGCCTGCATAACTTAGATAAAAGTTATATCGACGAGTATGGCAACCGCGTTTCCTCTGAACAACAACGAGCTAAAGACGAGTACAAAACAGCGATCGAGACAGGCGACACAGATCGTCAATTAGCCGCGCAAGAAAAAATGCAGCAATTAGCTGTAGCGGCAGATCGACACGCCCAAGCTCGAGCTCAAAGAGAAGCGCAAGCTGCTCAGGTGCAAGCAGAGATTGAACAGCCTGTTTATCAGCCAGCCCCTGCGACGCAAAGACCAGATCCACGCGCTGAAGATTGGGCTGAGTCGAACCCTTGGTTCGGTGAAGATTCGGCTATGACGTTTGCTGCCTTTGGCATCCACAAAGAATTGATCCAAGAAAAAGGTATGGACGGCACTAGTGACGAATACTATAGTGCTTTGGACTCAAGAATTAGAGAGTCTTTTCCTCATAAGTTTGCAGATGAAGAAGAGACTACGAATACACGCCGGACTACACAAACTGTAGCCGGGGTATCTCGTCCGTCGAAAGGCGGGCGCGGCAAAAAGGTTAGACTCTCCCCTAGCCAAGTAACTATTGCCAAACGATTGGGAGTGCCGCTTGAAGAATA